CGCCCAATGCCTTGAACTCGGTTTCATAGTCCGGCTGATTAGCAGACATTGCCTCAAGATATTTGGCAATACCAACCTGAAATGTTTCATTGTCAAAGGCATTGTCATAAGCAAATTGCTGCCACCATTCAGTTAGCGGCCCTTTAATTGCCTCTTCTGGAATACCATCGAACTTCGGCAACTCGTATTTATCAGGAGATTCTGGACGGGCAGCCAGCGCTTCCTCGGATAACTCATCAATGATCTTTGCACGGAAGTCATCAGATCGGAAATTCTTTTCAAGTTCGGAATAACTTTTGGCAAGTTGTTCATAAGCTGGTTTGTTCTCAACCCAAAACTTTTCAGGCAACCAATCTGGACGAATTACTTTTTCTTCTTCTGTCGAAATCAAAGATTGAACAGATGCTTCAGATTGTGTTGCATCAGTTTGTGGTGCCTCAGTCACTTGTTCCATTTTGTCCTCTCGCAATACGTTGCTCAATAATACCGACAAGGAATCTCATTCCTTCTCGATGAAATAATTCATTAGTTGCTGCGTGTGGACCCAATACAGCTTGAGTTGTAATGGATCTTAAATAGCGCAAGAACTCTTTACCGCCTTGGCTGGCAAAGATTCCTGCTGCTAATTTATTTAACTCGTTCTCTTTATCGGGCGAACGAGTAATCCCATCAGGCCCCAGCGATAGGGGGCGTTTGTTGACCGCCAAGTTGACCATCCATTTGTGGATTCTGTTGCAATTGCTGTGTTAATCTATTCATTAACATAGCCCTCTCCTCATCAGAACGTAGCAATCGCTCTGGTATACCAAACTTATCGCCAAGGTATTTAGCTGCATCCTCAGTCTTAATCAACATATTAACCAGTTGCGGTCCAAACCGAACGCCAATCATTTCGATGAAGCGGTCGAAGTGGACAATATCTTGTTGAGACTGTGCCTGAGACAATGGCGAAGTAGCACGGACTTTGATCTCACGACCATTGATTGTCGGGATCGAAATACGACCCTGCTTCTTCAAGATATATACAACGCGACGAAGAACAGGGTTGACCAATTCAGCTTGCAAACGACCAAAAGCAGCGCCAATTTGACGAGACAAATCTGCCATACGTTGCGAAACTTCTGTAGCAGACATAGGAGTTTTATCAGGATTGCCCAACATATCGTTGTATAGAGCCTTCTTGATATTCATTCGCATATCACTAAGGATCAATTGAGCAACATCAAAGTTACCAGTCGATGTAATATTCTTCAAACCAGAAGAGCCTGGAGCAATTGGAATTAAAGTGCCCGGAACGATCTGAATTGTATCAACATTCAAAACGCCATCGTCTTCGACTTGATACATTCCAGAGATTGCCATCTGTGCGTTCTCAAGAATCAACTGAACTGTAAGATTACATGTCTTGATCGCTGGCATTGCATTAAGAAGTGGCCCACGACCAAAGACTTCACCAGCAGCTTTTGACCAACGGAACGGAACAAATGGATTTGATCCAGTTCCTACATATGTTTCTTGATAGTAGAGATCCTTGGATACAGGATCGAACAGCATACGCTGATACTTTTCTTCAGGAGAATCATAGATACGATATGTGCAATCAATCAGATTAAGCTGAACATCTTTACCAGTTTGCAAATCAAGATTAATTTTTGCTGGCAGTGTTGCTTTAGGATAAGCAACTTTGACTTTGCTCGAACGAATAGCACGTTCGCGGAATACAGCATCAATGCGGTCGTCGGGACCAACATCAATATAAAGTTGGGTTAACGGGATCGTCGTAAAGATAACAGGATTAAGCGCATCGCCCTCGGTGATCTGGATGCAACCAGTTCCAATGGCAAGATCCAAGAAACTCTCATGGACTTCTTGAGAGAAGTTAGAGTTTTGAATAATTTCAAAGATATAATTTGTTACTTGTTCAAGCGCTAGATCTACATCACTACGCTGATCATCTGGAATTTCTGATCCTGAAACAAGTTCAGCCCATCGTGCATAGTTTGGAACAAGACCAGACTGAAGACGAGATGCAAATTCTTGCAGTCCAACTACGGCAGTCTCGTCAAAGATCTTGTCTGTCTTTGTTTGCGCCTGTTCTTGGGCGTAGAAACTTTCCCGTTGTGGGAAAGCATACTCATAACATTCTTCAAACTTGGGGGTCCAAAGATCTTTAATATGTTTTGCACGACGAAATCGCTCAGTCAGCGAATCAACCGAGAAATTATCTACGGAAAGAACTTGCTCTTCAAGAGCCATTAGCTAGCCTTTTTGGAAAGGAAACCAGAGCCACCAGCGGGGCCAGAAATCAAAGAACGAAGACCATACAGGCCAGCACTACGACCGATCATCTCGGCGGTGCGCTTGCGCTTTTCTTCTGAACGCGCAGCGTCGGCTGCTTCTTGTTGATTGGCAATCATCTCTTGTTGCTGTTGTTCCGCCTTTTTCTGCTGTGGCGTAGGAGAAGGGGAGGGGGAGGGGGAATCAAACTTGAACAAATCACACATGATTGTCTCCAACTATAATCTGTATGATACCGATTGTCCAAATGGACAAACTATTACAATGCACTTACGCGCTTCTTCGAGGCCAAAGGTTTCCGAGTAAACACATCAAAGTCCCGTCTTGCTTGGACAGGTCTGCTTGATTTACCACCCATTGTCAACGCCCGTCCCTCTCCGCCGCCAATAAAGGCATACTGGAGAGCATCGTGAACGTGTGAGAACTTGTTCTTCTCCGGCTTGTCCTCATAGCGTTCGGCACCAGAGATTTGCATACGACGATACCCATACCCACCACGAAACCCTTTGATAAGATTTACACAGCGGTTATCAATCAGGAATCCTGCTTGACCATCTACCATTCTATTCAAGGGAGCGGATACTGCTTCAATACGAAGAGCAATATCATTGTTCCCAGCGGGGAAAGCCTTGATTCCAGCAGACCGTAGGATCTGGAATGGGGTGCGTTCGTCGGTTTGCGCCCTATAATCACCAGCCGGATCACCATAAATCATGTAGTTTTGGTTAGGAAACCGCATGGCAAGGTCACGTTTTAGGGCTTCAGTGAACCTTAAAATACCCATATCTTCAGCAACAAGCTCTCCAAGTACCAGCCATTTGCCCCGAATATGCTGGCAATATGCGGCAGCGGGGGTCAATCCGAAGTCCAATCCTACAATAATTGGTATGTTTGGCATGGGCAAAACAGGTTCTTTAGCCACATGAACATCCTCATTGAACATGTGGTAGACAGGTTTCCCATCATTCAGACTACCTAATCGGTTCATAACATACACATTGATCCAGCCACGGGACTTACCCTTGATGATGTCCTCATAATAATTCCCGACAGTATTCTTGCGGTTCTCGGCTTCTGGGTTTCTCTTATATCCAATCAATTCACCCTGTTCATCCTTAATTTCAGACAGAGCGGATGGCTGATTGAAGAACTCCCAAGTGTCCGGCTTGACCAACATCAAGGCTTCTTCGCGGCTAATATGATCCGGCAAGGGACTTTCGCCAGCCATGATGGGCCACCAATGGTCTTCGTCTGGCGCATTGGTATCAGCAATAACTCCATACCAAGTCGGGCCGCCGTCTCTCATCGAGGGATAACGACCGACACGCATCGTGCAAGCGTCGACAATAGACTTTGGAAACTCTCTGGCTTCGTTTAACCAAATGCCAGTCAACTCAAGAGATAGAAGTTTCTTGATGTCTTCCGGTCTATCGAGAGCCAGAAAGATAACTTCAAGGTCAACATCTCCACGACGCAACCGATGGGTATATGGTGGTGGATGCCATTGCATTTTGCCCCATATATCTTCTGGGAACCAGTCAAGCCATGTCTTGATGGTCGTAGTCCGAAGCTGCGGGTAGGAGTTACGGACAATAGCCCAACGAGAATGACGGATACCGTCAGCTCCTTTTTCTTGCTGTAACGCTCGACGGAACACCTCGACCGCGCAGCCAACAGATTTGCCGCTGCCGACCGGACCGCGAAGTCCACGGAAGAACTTGTCGCTCTTCATAAACTCTTTGAGCGTCTCGCCGTCCGGCTTATAATTGAACTTAACCAATCAAGTTTCCATCTACGGCCTTCTTGAGCAGAGGCAACATGACCTCCGGCCCGATATTATCAATGAATTTATCGCACTCATAATTCGTCAGCTTGCTTGCCGGATAGAATTTGAGATGCGTTTTCTTCACAATCTCACGAAGCCGCTGCCGATCCGCATGGCTCAAGAGACTGGAGAAGCTACCAGCCTGTTCATCACTCATGTGCTGTCTTGATTAAAGCTGTCTTTGCAAGTTCAAGAAGATAGATGAGATCACTCAGATCCATAGGATTACAGGATAGAATGAACTCATCTTCATTAGACCAACCGATTACAATTCCGTCTTTGATTTTTCCACGCAGATCATCGAAGATGTCGTCTACGCCATACTCACCCAATTCGGCTTTTTTGTAAGCAGCCAGATCGACGATTGAACTATCGTTCATTTCATCTTCTTTTTCATGGCGGCTTTCATAGCCATCATGGGTTTCTTCATTGCTGATTTTTCCGGCATCTTCGGTGCGGCTTTCGCCATTGGTTTGCCCATTGCTTTTGCCATTTACTTCTTCCCTTCGGCTGCGAGTTTCTGGAACTTGGCCTTGCCATACTTCTTTCTACCAATCCAAGCGGCAAGCGCCCTCGGATCTTTTACACCCTTCTTCTCAAGATCGCCAACAAGTTTTTTGTAGCGCTCACCGGAACCCAATGGTGCTTTGCTCATTTCTTTTTCTTCCTTGCTTGATATTGGGCAAGCAATCGACGGCCTTTGGCAACCGCACTGGCCTTGTCACCACTATGACCCCAAGCCTCAAGGGACAGTTTCAATCTGGTCTTATCACCATTCGGCTTCTTCAGAGGACCAGCTGCCGAACCCATACGGACAAGGAAACTACCCTTCCGACGCATTTCTTCCGGACCACTCGGCGTTCCCTTGACCGGAGCCTTCAGGTTACCGCCAGTCTCTTTCTTGTAAGACGCACGACCAGCGGCGTTCAATCCACCCTGCGGATCCTTACCACCTTTGCGCTGCCAAAGAGGAGTAGCCATAAATCACCTCGAACCTTTCAACGGGGAAAATATTTCAAACCCGTTGTTGCGAAAATGCACCGAACCTTGAAGGGGTAAAATACTTGTGATGGTCCTCTATACACTGCACCACCGAGGATTTTAACCCCTACCCCGCTAGATACAGTACTTCACAACCGCCTTTATCCTGAAAAATACAGCCTCATCCTAGGTCTATACTAACACTCAGTGAGCCGTCTACACGGTGATCTATACGTTCGGCAGCCCTTAATCCAGCACGATCCAGTAAGTCTCGGCTTGCTTCGAGTTGTACATACTCAGACTTTGCGTCCGTGCTTAACCTCTCGATGGTCCTCATCGCCTTGGGTAGACTTGCACCTATGGCTAGGGTCGTTCGCTTGTATATCTCTTGTACAATCAATGGGTTACGAAGCAATCTACACGCCTCAACATGCGCGGATTTTTCTGCGTAACCAGCCTCCTTTGCGGCTGCTGTACCCTTACCACCATTTGCTACATACGCCTCGACAAACGTGTCTTGTTTGCGCGTGAGATTAGCTATTCCATCACTAACTTTAACTACGTTCATATGACTACCATCTCAAACCCGAGGGGGATAGATAAGGGGGAGACTCATAACATTGTCAAGAGCACTTGATAGGACCACCAGCAATACGCTCCGACAACAGGCCTTCGGCCATGTCGTTCGCCTTTTCCCGCACACCAAGTCGTACCACAATATTGTCATGTGTCGGCTTGTCGCCGCCATGACTTTATTTCTCAATAGACATGAGCTCGGACCACTTTGTATTCGCCCATGCCTTCGGCGGGCTCATGTGTGGTCCTTCGCCTCATGTAATACTACCATCAACAACTACTAAGGTACCACACCCGACTCCCCGCCAACCCCCAAGGGGGTAGCCTCGTTAGTATCGGCCTTTGCTTTATTTTCTACGGACGCCACAGCTTCGCGTGTGTCGTCCTAGTCGCCGCTTCGAACGCCCTTACTCGCCATGCTCGCTTCGCTCCGCTTCGTTGCACTCCGCTCCACTGCAGCTGCGCGTGGCTCCGTCGGTCATCCGCATCGGCTTCACCCTGCACTTCGGTGTCGGGGAGCATGCGGGTGTGGGCCTTTGGCGTTGTCTCGGAAGAAAAGAGACAATTCAACCTTATCAAATCAGGAGAGTATAATGTCTAAGAAGCAAGCAAATAAGAAATCAGAAATCGTCAACGTCACCGTTAATCCTGAGCGTGTCGAGCACGCTTCAGCGTTAGTCGAGAGCGTGATCTACGGTCTCAGC